AGAAAAATATGGAATGGTTTGAAAACAAAACAACACAGATAATAGCTTTGGTAAGTATCGTAGGTACGTTAGCAGGCTTTGGGTACACAGGAGCTACGTATATTAATAGGTTAGAAAACCTTGAAGCTCAAATAGGAGGTATCGGAGATACTGAAGACGCTCAAAAAATAATAGAAGAAAGATTTATGGCAATAGAAACTTCTGTTGAATACATAAACAAAAGTCTTGATGAAGGTATTAATCCATCACTCAAAGTAATTGCTGAAACTTCTAATGAAACTAGTAGAGCTGTCGCAGCTTTGCAAGCAGAAATAGAGTACCTACAGAATGATGTAGATACTCTTAAAAATAAAAATAATAATCCGTTAGCTAATTAATAGTAGAATTTAAAGCGTCAAGTTCTGATTCAAGTTCATTATGAATATTAAGAATTTTTCTTCTTGCTTCTCGTATAACTGTTTCAATTATTTTTAAATCTTTTCCTTTAAATACTTTACTGGCTTCTGCTATAGGTAGTCCACTAGTTTCTGTAACTAGCCTGCCTTTAGTATCAAAAAGAATATGGAAGGATAATAGATTCGCTTCCGTTGCTTTCATTTTATATCTCCGTAAATGTTACTTTGTCTTGTTTACCTCTAAGCCCTGCTTTCATATAGGCAGTTGCTCGTCCTTCAAAGAAGTTCTGATGTTCAACACCAAGTACTTCATCTAACCAAGGTAAAGGATTCTCCCTTTGATCAAAGTTAGTTTTCAATCCAAGTTGTAGAAGTCTTCGGTCTGCTATGTATCTATTATAAGCATACATATCTTTCTTTGTAAGTCCTTGCATGTCTCCAAACTCAAACACTAAGTCTAAGAACTTATCTTCTAACTCTACCATCTCTCTACATATCTGGTAAAGTTCTGCTTTAAAATCATCTGTCCATATATCTATGTTCTCTTGTATAAATTCTTTAAAGAGTTTAGTCATGGCTTCAACATGTAAAGATTCATCACGTATAGAATACGTAACTATCTGACCCATCCCTTTCATCTTTCCAAATCTAGGAAAGTTTAACAAGATTGCAAAGCTACTAAAGAGTTGCAAGCCTTCTGTAAATCCTGAGTAGACTGCAAGTGTCTTAGCTATTTCTTTTTTATTTTTGCGTGTAGGTTTAAAATCTTTTATGTAGTCATGCTTGTTAGCCATCTCTTCATACTCTGCAAAAGCTTTGTACTCTACGTCCGGCATCCCCACTGTATCAAGCAGTAATGAATAAGCATGTTGATGTATAGACTCCATGTTTGCAAACGAGCACATCATCATACGTGCTTCAGGTTTCTTGAATATTCTCATGTACTTATCTATGTAACCTGATCCTACATCTACATCTGATTGAGTAAACAATCTAAATATTTGTGTGAGTAAATTCTTTTCTGAATCTGGTAACTCTTGCCAGTCTTTAACATCTGTATGTAGGGGTACTGACTCCGGTAGCCAATGCATTTGGTTCTGTTCCACATATTTATCAAACATCCAAGGATGGTCAAAGGGTTTGTAGTAATCTCTATTGCTTAGTAAGCTCATTTATTCTCCATTTCTTCGGCATACTTTTCAAGTAGCCATTTGTTATATTTCTTTATGTATTCTTCTTGGGTTAATTTTACTGCTCCAAAGGCAGCGTTCTCATCGCAATGATCAAGCCACATCCTGCTACAGAACTGGCTAAAGGTACTGTTCATCCTTCACAACTTAAACATTCTACATCTTCAAGCCTGACTCGTTCTACTTTAACATTCACGTTCTCAGCATTACGAGCAGCATCCGATCTAAAATAATATAGTGATTTTAATTTATTCATAGCGTACCAATGTACATCATTTACATATTGTAAGTACTCGTCATGCACAGCTTGAGACTCGGTAGCTTTAGGCATAGTGAAAAATAAATTAACACTTTGACTTTGGCAAACATATTCTTGTCGCATGTGAGCATGTTCAACTATATAAATTTGGTTGATCTCATTAGCTGTTTTAAATATTTCTTTCTCCTCGTCTGTTAGAACATCTATCCCTTGTGCTGACCCACTAGCACCAGTTATACTCTTCCAAATCTTTTCTCTTTCTTCTACATTCAATCCTTTTTTCTTAAGAACTTTGTCCAAGTACTTGTTTCTAACTTGGTACGAGCCTGATAAAGTTTTGTGCGTATAAGAATTAGCACGATATGGTTCAATACTAGGGGAAGTACCGCCACATATAATAGAGCTACTGGCATTAGGAGCAATAGCCAAGAGATGAGCGTTACGATGATTGCTGCCGTGTACATCAGGAGCTTCCCCACGTTCTGAGCTAAGTCTTTTAGTTGCTGCCACAGCCTGTTCTTTAATGTGGGAGAACGCGACATTATTAATACTAGTAGATCGTAACCCTTGGAAAGGTAAACCTTTACTTTGGAGTAGAGCATGAAAGCCCATCGCTCCAAGACCCACCGACCTTTCTCTATACGCTGAATAAGCAGCTTTAAGTAGTCCTTCTTTTTCTTCTTTAACATAATTTTTAAACCTCTCAAAATTTGCACTGTACCCACCAAGTCTTGAGGTGTGTATAATGTCTTCTATAAAATGCTCTAACACATTGTCAAGCATCGTAATTAGATCATCAATAAACTGATCATCTTTCTTCCACTTATCAAAGTGTTCTAAGTTTACACTAGACAAACAACATACTGCTGTTCTTTCTTCATTAGTGGGTAACACTATCTCTGAACATAAGTTACTCTGATTTATTTTTAAACCTAAATCTTTCTGTCCTTGTGGTAAGTGTTCGTTACAGGTGTCAATGTTAATCATGTAAGGCTCGCCTGTCTCTGCTCTTGCATTTAACATCTGCCACCATAAATCTCTAGCACTAACTATCTTAACAGCTTCATTAGTTTTAGGATCAATCAATCTCCAATCTGTATCTTCTTGAACTGCTTTTAAAAACTCGTTAGTTATATTAACAGCGTTATGAATATTAAGATTCTTTCTATTTATATCTCCACCTGATTCTTTACGCATGTTAATAAACTCTTCAATCTCTGGATGAGATATGTCTGAGTAAGCTGCGTAGCTACCTCGTCTAGTCACGCCTTGATTGAAGGCTAACATCTCTGCGTCTACTACATGCATGAATGGGATTGAACCAGTAGAACGGCTATAGTTAGAAGTATCAATACCATTGCTTCTAACATCTCCCCAATATCCACCGATGCCTCCACCCGAACTTGCGAGCCAAATGTTCTCATCATAGTGATCAGATAGACCACGCCTGCTATCAGGTACGTAATTGAGAAAGCAGCTAATAGGTAAGCCACGAGTCGTTCCTCCGTTAGAAAGTATAGGGGTACTAAACATAAACCAACAGTCGGAACTGTATTGATAAAGCCTTTGGGCAAGATCAAAATCAGTTTCTCCTTTATACGTTGCACCAAAGACTGATGCTCTTGCGAATGCTTCTTGTGCATGAGTTTCTTCCTCCCAAAAATATCTATCCTTTAATGTATCTAAACTAAACTTGTCTAGTTTCTTTTCTTTGTTATAGTCTATAACAATTCCTAAGTATGGTTTCTTTCCTACTTTATCTTCAACCATTAGTCTTCTCCTAAATGATATTCTGTATCTTCTAAAGCTATAGCTATAATTGCATAATGTATTATTTTAAGTAAGTCTAATTCAGCATCGCCACCTTCTTTCTTGCCACAACGAACTGCATACTTCATAATGTTACCCATACAAAATCCTTTACCATGTCCTGCATCAACAATCATATCTGTTGCTTGATACTTACCTTGTGCGTAATGTCTATCATATGTTCCTTCCACATATCTATGTACTTGTTGTATAATAATATCTTCGTTAAATTTATATTCCATATTCTGCTGTCCATTCTTTAGGTAAATTATATTCTGAGTACCAAGTAAAGTCATTAGTAGTTGCCCACTCAGCATGACTTCTTTTAGTACCATCCTTTCTTTTCTTTGCTGCAGGCATTGCTGCTTGCGGTTGTGCAAATATAAAAATAAGTTCTTGGTTTTCTTTTAAACTTTTCCTTATCCATATATATTTACTATACTCTGCATGATCCCAGAACCTTCCTTTAGCTTCTAGTAAATACTCAACACCATCTATTGTTCTTCTAAAGTCAGGCTCGTATGTATGATTTACTGTGTATGAAATCTTGTCACCATGATGAGCCCAATCTTGTAAAGGTTCTACATGTAACTTGTACTCCCAATTAGAATCATATCCTTTGGGTAAATCTTTTTCTATTGGTCTAACCTTTCTTGGTTTTCTAAATCCTTTTTTCATTAGTGTATTATAGTGTTTTGAGTAATACCATCAAGGTGATTATCAATTAATTCTGATATCCTATCTAATACTAGATGATCTACTTCTTCTATATCTCCACCTGCAAAAAGAAAGCTACCTATAATAATAATCATAGTAGATAAATCTTGTTCTAGTATATCATCCTCTTCCATCGCTGAGTAATTCGTCAAATTTAATTGTCTCGACATCCCTGTTCTCCTTTATAACTTTTTCTTTTATTTTATTTACAAACCATTTACTACTGTAGGCTGACACAAGTAACTTCCTGTTAGCATAGACATGACCTTCTTTGGGTAAGTAGTCATTAAAATTATCCGGTGTAATTTTAGCTGCTTCTTCTGGTTCTACTACTGTTTTAAGCCATGCTAATAACATTTCTTTTGAATGTCTTCTTATTCTTTTTGCTTTCTTACCATTCATTGTCTTGTAATCTCTAGTACGTTAGGTTCCTTTTCTACTTTTGTTAAGTATGTTAAACCTTTAGAGTACTTAAATACTCTTAAACCTTTACCATCATTAGCATCTGAATGACATATGTTTTTATGTCTACAATATGTACAACCCCTAGGTAGTTTCATATTCCCAGACTTACCATCAGGGATGGGATTATAACATAAAGCAGGAGGATTGTCAAGCTTAAGAGCTTTCTTTACCTCTCTTATTTTATTCTTTGCATTAGGTTTATCAAAGAAGCTAGGTCTGTGTAAGGTTAATTCACCACTCTCCTTATTCATTACAAGGAAACCACCTGCCTTTGTCTTCTCTGCTTCTTCATATCCTGATAACTGAGCAAGGTATCCAAAAGGATCATCATCTACTAACGTACCATTTACAAACTTACGGAATGCAAAACTAGATGCAGTCTTTATATCTACAACTTCACCATCAATCTTACAGTCCATATGTCCATGCACATTACTAACCTTAACTTCTTTCTGTTCGTCAGAAACCTCATGCTCTGCAAGTTTTACCAAGAACAACATAACCTCTTCTAAGATATGCCCATATAAAAATCTTATAAACAAATGAGGATCAAGCTTTTGTGTATCTTCTCCTTCTGATTTCATATCATACCAGAGTTGTCTTAAAGGTTTACCTATGTTTGACATACGCAATGTCTCTTTATCTCTAGGTCTAGGCGTAGCCCAATGACGTAGTGCTTCCTTCATAGAGTTACCGAACTCGTCTAGTACTTCTTCACTTACATCAAGTGCTTCACCCTCACCTAATACAGATAGCTTCTCATATATATCTTCTACTAATGTATCTAATTTTTTCATAGTGCTTCTATTATTTCTTGTGCTATGTCCTGTTTAATTTTAAACCACTCACCTTTGTTATCTTCAGATTCTTTCTTTAATAAGGTATGTGCTTTTTTTTCTGCACTACTTCTATCATCAAAGAATTTACTGTAGCATAATTTGTAATCTCTGTGGGGGCTTGATGTTTGATATTGGTTACATCTATCTTTAGCATCTATAGCCATACCTACCTTTACCCAATTACTCCAACAAGGATTAGTTATAATGTATACATAACCCTCATTAGTTGTTTCATATCCTTTTAAAGAAGCAAAGGCTGCACCTTCAAAAGTTTTAAACCTTCCTGCTTTAAATAAAGGATGAGACTTAGATACATACTTACCATTAACATACATTCTTTGTGGGTTAGTTGTGGGGTTAGTTTTAGCAGACCAAGTATTACTACTATTTCTACAATCTCTACAATAAGACTGTCCTATATTTATTCCATTTTTTATATACTTTTGATATTCTGATAAAGGTTTATCTGTATTACATTTCTTACAATGTTTAGTGTGTTTCACTCCAATTTCTCCCAACTTTGTATTCACCATCCATAGGACAGCGAAGGTTATAATAATTTCCTGCAGTCTTAATACAATCCACAGCTAACTGACCAACATTAGTTGCTATATCTTCACGCACTTCCATCTGCCACTCATCATGTATGTTCGCTACAAACTTAGCGTCATAGGTATTTAGTTTTATAAGGGAATCAAAGAGTGCTAATCCTCTCTTCATAATAACAGCACCACCACCTTGAAGTAAACTATTCAACGCAGCATGTTCGCTACGGATAAATATCTTTCTCCCATCTAATCCTTTTAAGTATCCTTTCTTTGCTGCTCTTGATACTTTGTCTCGCAAAGTTTTAAATGATGGGTTATTATCAAAGAAATGTTGTCTAAGTCTTTTGCCATCTTGTCTACTTCCTTTAACCACACTCCCAAGTTTTGCATCTCCTGCTCCGTAGATAAGTGCATAGATAAATGTCTTTGCCTGATCTCTTGATTCAAGTCCTGCAGCTTTTTGATTAGCTGTGTGTATGTCTCCGTTGATGATTTCATTTATGTACTCCTCGTCATTCATATAATGTGCAAGCAACCTAAGCTCTAATCCACTTGCATCTATTCCTACTAAGTTGTAACCATCTTCAACAGTCCAACACTCTCTGCATTCTTCGCCATACAAACTCTTAACACTTGGTACTTGTGCTAAGTTAGGTTTGTTGTGTGCCATACGTCCTGTAATAGTTCCGTTAGGTATTACAAAACCATGTACTCTTTCATCAGAACGTAGTGCTTTGATCCATGAATCAATTTGTGCTATACGTTTTTGTAAAGTTAAATACTCTCCTATAAGTTTTGCTTCAGGTATATTCTTTATATTAATTAATATACTCTCATCTACTATAGGTCTGCCTGTAGGTGTGAACCTTTTAGGTTTCCATCCAAAGTCTTGTAAGTATTCTCCAATTTGTTTTCTCGAACCAAGATTAAATTCTTGTAGACGTTTACGCATGAAAGGATTAACATCCTGAGTACTTATACATCTATCATACTCCTCATCTGTTAAGCCTCTCTTAGATAACTCACCATCCTTTTTTATATAAGGAGTAACTAACTTATCATCTACCATCTTAGGTTTGAATACTTTATGTACCTCGTCTTCTGATGCCTGCATCTTCTCTCTAAGATCAGCAAGTAGTAGTTCACCCTTCTTAACATTAAACTTAAAACCTGTCCACTCTTGTTGTCTTAATGGTAAGGCTACAGAATGTTCAAGGTCTACGCTCTCCTTAGAGAAACCTTTACCTTCTTGTTGTAAGGCTCTAAATACTTTGGTGTTCAACTCCACATCTCTGATACAATAGGTTAGCATCTCTTCTGAATATGAATCGTAATCTTCAAACTCTATCTTAGAGTAACCTAAATGAAAGCCCCACCTGTTTAAACTGTGTCCTCCTTCTCTTATAGGATAAAATAAACGTGAAGTAACTAAAGTATCTACAACTTTAATTGCTCCTTGTTTAAAACTAGTTAGTCTTTCTAAGACTGGTATATCAAATCCAATAATGTTGTGACCAATTAAAGTCTTAGCACTCTGTAACAACTCAACACCTTTGTCAAGTTCCCAAGGAGGAAAACTAAAGACCTCCTCGGTTGCTATGTCTTGTGCTACAATACAATGTAAGGTATCAATACTATCCAAACCTATATCATTATCACCTACTCTGTTTGTTTCTATATCAAATACTAAGTCCATACTATAACTCCAAGGCTGAGAAGTCTGCGTCCTCTTCTTCATAAGACTCTTTCTCAAACTCACTCAGCCTGCCTGTCTCTCTATTATATAATAAATGAGATGCCATTCCTACATCTCCGGTGTACCTAGATTTAAGTACCCTAACTCTTGTAGTATTTGACTCATTAAAATCTTCTGATTGTTGATTCCTTTCAAGTGCTATCACACAATCACTAAGTTGGGCTATTGCTTGACTACCTCGAAGGTGACTAAGGCTGACTTCAATTCCATTTTCATGTCCTTTATCTCCATTAGCTCTCCTTAAGTGAGAGACTAAGATTAATCCTGCTCCTGTCTCCTCTACTATACTTCTAAGCCTTGTCATTATATTATCAATAGCCCTTCTTTCATCTCCTTCGGATACTGCAGCTACCAACATATGTAAGTGATCTACTACTACCCATTTACATTCACATGCTATGATCATGAATCTTAGCTTAGTAAATATCTCATCAATATTATTAGTACCAAAGTGAGCATGAACCCATACTCTATTTTTATTCTCACCATCATACAGCACATCAAAGAATTTGTCAAGCTCCTCTTCAGAAAACTTTTCTCTTTCTTGATCTATATATAATCTTGCATTAGCTTCTATTGAAAGAATACCATCAATGGTTCTTCTCCAATCTTCTTCCAATGCAATAACTCCTACGTTATCCTTAGTATTCTTTATAAGATGATGTTCAATCTCTCTTGTTACTGAAGACTTACCAAGTCCTGTTCCTCCTGTTAAAGTTATAAGCTCTCCTTGTCTCATTCCATACAGCTTTTTATTAAGTCCTTCCCAAGGGTAAGGAACACTGTCCATCTTAGGTCTGTTAAAGAACTTCTTCTTCTCATCAGAAACATTTATGACTCCACTAGGCGTGTACGTCTTAGCACTCCACCAAGTTTCCATGAAGTCCTTATGCTTGTTGGCAATGAGCATATCATTAGCATCTTTAAAGCCATTAGGTAGTGTCATAATCTTAGCCTTACTAGGCTGAAACAATCTAGCTATCTTTTTTGCTGCAGCTACACCACTCTTGTCTTTATCAAAACAAATAATAATGTTATCGAAGCTTTCTAAAAACTCAAGGCTATCTTTAACATCTCTTTCTGCACCATCAGCACCACGTTTAATTGATACTGATGCCCACTTACTACCCATAAGTTCGTATGCTGCCATAGCATCGCACTCACCTTCAGTTATGGTTACATACTTACCACCTTTATTAAAGAGTTGCTCTCCAAAGAGTCCTGTCTCATCAAAAGAACCACGTAAGTAAAAGTCTTTAGGTATCTTTCTAATTTTAGTTGCACCTAACTCATGCCCATTAAAGTAAGGATAGTGATGTTCTACTGGCTTACCATCAGCACCATGTATAACTCTAACACCATACTTTTTTGCTGTGTCTTCAGATATCCTTCTGTCTGTTAAAGCACTGTATGTTCCTGTACTTTCAGTAGGCTGCATAGGCTTGACAGTCCTTTCAATGGGCTGTTGTTTAATATTAGATACGTTATTACTCTCCCCTTTTGCTGCATGGAAAGTTCCACACGCTGCATAAAAACATTTACTTGAACCATCAGGATTCACAGACAAATGATTCTTATTACAGGTAGGACAGGTAGCGTTGTGTTTTATAAAAGCCATATAATTTCCCTCATATTATTATTAATAAAGTGTGTAGTTAGTTCGGGTATGGATTTCGCAGTCTTATCCCTAATTCATCTCCGACCTTTCCTCATGTCCTCTTAGTCAATTAAGACTACTCACATTTCTAGGTTCTTTATAGGAGCATCATCCCCTAACTACACGATGCTAGTTTTATCAAGGTCTAGCAACTTGTTAGGCACACTACTCTGAATCGTCAGACTCAGTTAGTTCTTCATCTGCAACATCAGCATCTTCTACATCTGCTTGTTGCTCTGCTCCGTTTACAATAGCAACGATGCGATCAGAAAAGAAATTTATTCCTGCTTGTAACTCTTCCAAGTCCAAGGTTAGATTAGCTTTCTTTTGGTTCAATCGTTGCAGTCTAACAAATACTCCTTGTCCTGCTTCGGGCAAGTCCTCTACGTTTATCTGCACATCATCAATAGTTATAAAAGGTTTTGTCTCTTCGTTGTTTGTTTCATTAGTCATAATTAAAACTCCTCTACTTCAGCCATACTTACTGCGGAAAACCCAACATCAGCATTGTATTCTTGTAGTTTCACTACTTGAAGTCCTGCTAAATCTAACCCTTTAAAATCTCCATATTGGTTATTAGTTCCCCACTCCTTATACATCACAATAACATCCGAACCATTACCTATAGCAATATCAATATTATTATTCTCGCTATCCTTTAGTAAAGGCACATCGTTATCCGTTTCTGCCATGATCCACTTACCATCTTCATCTGTTTCAAATTGTTGTTTACCATTTTCAAAAACAGGCTTGCCTTCATCATCTAGTATAGGCACAGGTTTCTTGATTATTGCTTTTCTTTTGAAGAATAGAAATTTCTCATTGGTTTCCTTATCTGTTTTCACAGAATGTTTAAAGCCTCTTCCTTCAAATCCTGCAATGATACTTTCAGAATTAGAATCAACTACCTCACCAAAGTTATTGACTACAATAGGATTGTAGATGGATGCTTGGAAGGTAGGTTCAAACGTGGTATTAGGTGTCAACACACTAGCCCACTTAACTTCACCACGCATAAATTGCGTGCTTCTATTTATATCACTCATATTTTATATACTCCTTTGTTGTGATTGTTGTTTACTATAACATAGTTACTATTAAAAGTCAAGGAGTTTTTCTTGAACCTTCAGAACTCCATAACTGAACCACCAATATAGGTAGGTAGATACGTAGCCTTGTGATATAGTGAGGGCTAAATCGGCTGACGTATGGTTCGGGGTCATTAAACTAAACTCAAGCTTGTTTCTTGGAACAACTTATAGAAATCATCAAACTCTTGTTTAGTTTTAAATGTTAATCTATACTCACCCGATCTTCTATCCGGTTTCCTTTCAACCAAGTAACCCTCAGGAAACTGTAGTTTTAATTCATAAGCTTCTTTGTAAAGGTCTTCATCATTTGATGTAAGTTTTTTGTATGCTTCTGCATTCAAGTCTATTGTATCTTCATACATTATTTTTTCCTCATTGTTATTGTTGTGTTACTATAACACATATAAAGTTATGTGTCAACTTCTTTTTTGAATTATTTTATTATCAACATAAGAGTATAGCTCTACTGTACCATCACGCCACTTTGTTTCTCGTATACCGTTGTTAGAATGAATGTATTTAATTTGTTCTTTCTGTATAGCTTTCTCATACACAGGAAAAATATCATATTCTGTCATTTGTTTTACCTCTCATAAAATTTATCCAATAACATTGGGAGCAGTAGTGTTGTTTACTTTTAGTTAGTGATGCATGTGTGCTACAGTTTATTGTATTGCATTTAGTCATGTGACCACCACTCAGGTTTATCTCTACCTTTCTCCCACTTTGCATAGTGTTTCTCGTTGATACAATAATCTCTATAAGCTTTGATAGGATCATCATCCTTGTATTCATCAGGCATAGCTTGTGCTAGTGGTGTCATGTTTGTGTATTGAATTTTCTTAGGTATCCTAACTAAAGGTCTAGCTAACTTCTCTACGCTTGCATGTTTCTTACCATATCTAAAAGTATATTCATTACCTAGTGCTAAGAAATGTTTATACAACCAAAAGTAATTTGTACTGGCTTGCCTAGCCCAAATAGTACACGGATGATTCTTGTATGCAGCTTTGTATAAACCATTAGCATCTGCATACTCGTCACCATCTAACTCTCTATGAGCAGTACATAACATCTGTGCTGTTTCTAATGGCATCTTCACTAGCATCTTATCCGGCTGTGCCTGTGCTGCCTCAATAGGGCAATCATTAAAATAAAATATGTTCATGTTTAATCCTCATATAAATTTAATTTTAATTCATTGATAGCTTCTTTAAAGACTGATTCACACTCATAAAATGCACTCTCTAAATCATTAGCAATATCACTAACCACATCTAAGTATGCTTCCATCTCATCTTCAAGCCCATGTTCTTCTGCAAGACTAGAAAGCTTTACCTTTATATCTACTATAGGATAGCAAAGATACTTAGCATCATGAGTTATCCCACGAGCAGTACCTTCTGCCCACTCTAATTTTTCTATCTGTTCATTAGTAATCATTTTATTCTCCTGCTAGTGGCTCAATCCTATACATAATAGGCTCGGCACTATCTAATAGTTCATGTAGTTTATCTGATACATCATCATCTATTGGATACCCACTCATGTCTAGTTCTACATAGACTTTGTATTGTATAGGTATACCTAGCCACTCGTCTACCTTGTCAAATCTAAACTTTCTGTACTCTCCACCTTCCCCTTCGGGGGCTAACCACCCATGAAAGGTATAATAATCCTCATGCCAATCAATAATGAATAGCTCCCTTATAGCATCCTGTCCACCATATTTAAACTGCACAGTTTGATTAGTCTTATAAGCTTCTATAACATCTAATGTCATTTGACTAACATCAGGTCTTGCGTATTGTTTTAAATTGTTTGCACTTACCATTATTTTCCTTGCCCTCTATATTTTTTGTAGGTTTCTTTCTTTCTCTTCGGCATGGTTGAGTAACCTACATTCCCTCTACCAATCGAAGTTCTTTTACCACGTGAGCCTGTCTTAGGCTCGTGTTTAGTAATTCCTCTAGTTGTTCTCATTTATATCCTCGCTGCTTATACATACCTGTTAGCTTTTCTTTCTTCGGGTACTCAGAAAGCATAACAGATTCGTATATTTCTTTTTGCAGTCTAGCACATTCCTTTTCATCTGTCAACCCTATAATTTTTACGTTATTTAATTTAGGTTTCCAAGTCTTCCAAGTTATCTTCTCAATTGGTGAGACATTCCAAGTCCAAGCAACATTACTTCCTTCATCATCATATCCAAAAATAGGTTTATTCATAAGCCCTCACTATTTAGTTTTATATAAGTATTATAAGTTATATTTATAATATAAATATATATATTAATAAATATATATTTTTATTTATTATATTATATAATATAAAATCATTATAACATATTTATTTCCAAAAGTCAAGTGCTAGTTTTTAAAAGGAACTAGCAAACCTTCCTCACTACGCAGCTAATAGTATACTATTCTTAGCAGCCTGTCTAATTTTATCCTGCCTTGCAACTTGTATTGCTGCAATGTTTTTCTGTGCAGTAGACTTAGTTGCCTCAGCATGTGTAGCCCAGTGTGTCATAGTGTTATACATAGCCCATGCAGTACTACCTAGTGACTTTCTTTCTTCACTTGTGTACTGTGTCCAAAGATTCATAAGCGTTTTATTCCTATAAACTTCGGGCTCTAACAACAAACTATCTACACTGCTAGACATGGCTTTAACTTTAGTTATAAACTTACAGCTTGCTACATCTGCAAAGGTTTTAAATGCCTCATTGTCTGTAACAGAAGTGTTCTGCCATACTTTCCATTTCTCAGATTCATTCTGATATACATCAATAGCCTTTGACAATTTCCTAGCAGCATGATCCATGTTCAAGCCTGCAGTATGCCTTGCTTTAAACATTGCAAAACTATCAAGGAACACTTGACCATTTAAGCATATCATTCTCACTGCACCTACTTCTACATGAAAGCACCATGATCCATCAAAACTATTCCTAGTTGAGATTTGTAATGCTGTCTCTTCTTTACCTTCACCCGTTGAATGAGCAGGTAAAGTATAAACTGCATACGCCCTTGCTCCATCATGACTTACTTGTATATCTCTAGTCACTCCGGTTACATCAAGATCAGAGTTAGCAATGATTCTTTCTACAGTTCTAAATGCATCAGGATGTTGTGCTACTTCATACTTGTTACCCACTACACCAACTGATTCATGATTATCATCTCTAACTAATACCTTTTTATTTGGTACAGTCATGAAGATTCCATCAGGCTCACTAGCATATTTAAGTGGTTTAGTATAGACATTAAATCCTGCCTCACCATAATCACCTAGGTAATTTAACACAGCAAATTTATTATTTAAGCTTGTAATATTATTCATTTTATTTTTCTCCTATATTATTATAATATTTATTCATCTCTATCAGGTCTGTATCCGTTGTAAAAACTCCTATTTGTAATAGTCTTTCTACCATTAGAAACAAAACCTGCCCTCTTGTTGGTACGTTGTTGGGTCTGTCACCATTAGTAACAACCATATCAACGTACTCAGACAATTCTAATTCCAACCTACCTGATACTTTGACATCCATATTAATTATAATATCTCCTATTATAAGTCTTATATTATCTAGTACTGTTGGTTCCATTGTTGGATCATAGCTCATTATGCTCCCTCCCATTTAAAATCTATAGCATCTAATTTATTTGTTAGTTCATCTAATTTATGTTCTAATTCTCTAACCTCACTTTTTAAATCACGAATCTCACTATCTGCATTATCAACTCGGTAGTCTACAGTATCAACTCGATGATCTACATCATTTGTATTGTCATAAGCTTCCCCTCTTACCCCTTCCAGTTCATCATCTTTAAATTCATCAAGAGCATCATTAATTAAATCTCTTATTAAATCTTCTATAGTATTACTCATATTTATTTCTCCTTGTTTTGTTTTATATCATTGTCAATATCTTCTATCAACTCCTTCCAATTTATCTCATCGTCTTCGAAAATTATATTATCGAAGTCTTCAAATAAATCCCTTTCGTTTCTTTCACTCATAATTTTTCTCCTATATTATTTTAAGTGTGCTATTTTAAACATATCTAATTTTAAATGTCAAGCTTTTTATTTAATTTTATTTAGCACCTCCTTTTTTAATCTTATAATTTCCTCATTTAAAAGTCTAATAACTTTCTCATATCTTTTATTTTCTTGTTGTAGTCTTTCAAGTTCATTCATAATTTTTACCTATTTTCGGGTCTAAAATAACATTAATTTTATAACCTAGTTTTTGTATTCTTTCTAGTGTGTAGTCCGGTAATGTTTTCTGTTTTGCAATACATGCAAAAATATTTGCATCATCGCAAGCAGGATAACAGTAGTCCGTACCGTACACATTTTTATAGTATACATTTATTTCCATTTTTATTTTCTCCTATAAATATCTAAGTTCATTACTAAAACGCGGACCATTTGTGTAATCCTCATTAAAAAAGACAGTAGAGTTATCATGATATTGTATAATTCCTTGAGCGCGTAAAGTATCACCACAAGTTAAAGTTCCATAATCTATCATATTTAACACTTTTTCTCTATCGTAATAAGTATTACATTTAACAGTTATGTTATAAGTTTCTATTCCATCTTCCCATTTTTCAAATAAATGCTCAGGGAACATACTCAATTTATTTTCTATTATTTTATCTTTATTTATTTTCATTTTTATTTTTCCTATATTATTTTAAATACTGTTTCTGCTTTCGCTTCATCAGGTTAGACACACATCTAACGACAGTAAGCAGTTTAAACTCTTGCTTAGGATTCCTATTTAATATTATTTTAAGCCACTTGTAAAGTATTAATTAAATTATTTTCTCTTAATACTTTTTTCATCCTCTGACCATGCGCCACATAAGCAATGACAGGCACATCTTTAGTCCAACATTTCCGGCACGTTCCGCATTTACCATCGTTTAAGTATGCCTTGCAAATCTCCGCAACTGTAGGTGTATCATCATAAGGAATTATAGTTGATGTATTCACACCCTCTATAATCTCACCGTTTACACCATCACTAGACAATCTCACAACAACATTATCAAGCTTGTTTAGTTCATCAATAACTTTTCTAAACTTCTTGAACTTATGCATCCTTGTTGGTAGCCAGTGCTTAGTCCACGGTGTAGCTTTACAAACTTCCAGAATCTTTTCAGCTAGTTTAATATGGTATACGTCACCACTATCAAACCATCTAAAATACCTGTCATTGTCTAGCTCTGCTATCATGTCAGCAACCCAGTCTTCACGCTGCCAATCTTCCTTGTTGTGTATTCTAGGTGCTTTCACATTAGGAAAGTTGTAGTTTCCCGTAGTTGCATAGCATCCTTTGCACGCATCGACTAGCTCACCATCATCACCAACCGAAGCAGGGCAAGTATCTATAGCTTGAAGACTCCACGATCTACAGGGCATCTTGCTCGCTTTACTTAATTTAATCATTTTTATTCCTCCATTTCACTTAACATAGCTAGACAATAATCCTTGAATCTAGGTAGTGCAACACTATCGTAAATATTGCCCCATCCTTTAGGATCATCCACTAAGCCCTTATATTTTATATATTCCTGCTTAGTCCATCCTTCAAATTCAGAATGAGTATATATAGCATAGCCTCCTCTCCAAATTTCCTCATATTCTGTTTTATCATTGCATTTATAATCATCTAATAAATCTACTAATAAAACTTTCTCAAGCTTAAAAGTTGCTTTTTCTAAAATTCTAATCATTTTTATTCCTATATTTTATTTGTTAATAAATCTTCTGGTATATCTTTGCCCTGTATTGCACACTCTAAAAGAGTTACAAGATTTTCTGGTGTGACATGCGATATACAGTCCTCTGTGTCATATTCATCATTATAAAAAATACCTACTTCACAAGAAGTCAGCCCGTTATAATCACAAGACACATTTTTATTTTGCTGAATTGAAATGTACGAGCCATTTTCTAATTCAAATCTTACGCCTAGTTGACGATCTATATTTATATTCATTTTATATATTCCTATATTTTCTGTTTCGCATGTCCGCTAGGACGCTCTTCAGTGTAGTTAATTCTACATACAGAAGCAGTTTTAAATCATGCTTAGGATTGATATTATCAGTATCTAGTATCTGGATCAACTACTTTTAATAATCTAACAATCTGCTGATTATAAATTCTTAAAACTTCCTTGCGCTCTCTTAATGTCATATCTTTAAGCTCATTAATGTTCACCCAAGTAAGCCAGAAAGCTTCTTTTAGTGCCTCATCATCCATCAGATCATTATCAGTCTCCAACCATCCCGACTGTTGTTCTAACCAGATACTAATCTGACCTTCTAAGGCTGCATTGACATACTGTTTAGCTGTCATTTTATCATCTTGATAATTTATCATCTTAAGCCCCCTTAGTATTTTCTAGGTAGTATTGCTGCCTGACATCCTTACCGAAGTTAAACTTCCCTCTTCCAAAACTGGATTCAAGTTTAACGATCCTTCTTAGTTGCCTCTTAGCTGCTCTAAGCTCTCTAACGACTGCCTTAAGATTCTGGAATCTGTAAGAGTCTGAATCATGCTGATAAACTCGAACCAGTAACCAGACGTTACGACCATCTTTCCCGATCCCTTGGAAGACATGCAAGTTATTGAACTTATCTTTTGCTGTCTGTCCTCTTTGGTAGCTGATACCTTGCCCCTCTGATTGAAGGTCTATTGATTTAATATATTTCATATTATTTCCTATATTGATTAAAAAACATGCACATAGCTAACGCCCTTTTGATTTTTTTATAAACGTGTCTTATATACATAACTCCGAATGATACGCTCATTGCAGAGGATTGCAACAAATATTTAAAACGGTCTTCACCTACTAGGAAAGCACCACCCAAAAGAAAGCCCCTAGGAGCTAAATAGAAGCTCATAGAGGCATGAACAGAATATAGGGAAAGGATATAAATCCTGTTTAGTTAATAACGCTTAAAGTTGTTGTTTTGGTTAGAGATTGTTAAGGCTCTGTCTAGTTAATCTTATAGATAAAGAGGCATTACTAAACGGGCTGCACTGTTTACTAGGAAGGGGCACGTTAAATCTTGGGAGGGTTTGCTTAGTTCTGGATACTAGAAAGGGGCTCAGCTAAACTAGAAAGGGTGCTGTATGATTTTCGTACAGCTTGCTTAGTCTTGTAGGGCTTTGTTTAGTACTGTACATATATACAGCATGAGGGGGCAGGATGCCCATGGGTACCCCTACCCTATATATAGCAATCATATACATTTTTAGAAGAAATGGATGTTTACTAGAAAGGTCCTTGGCGGTACACTAGGAAAGATTTAGAAAGCCCTCACAACATATATACTATATACCCCTTTGCAGGGTACTATATCATTGTACAGTTAATTATTGAATTTGTCAAGTCTTTTTTAATTTATTTATATCTTGACAATATCGTATACTAGACCTATAATAGGATACATGAGTTACCTTCCACAAACAACAAACAAATCAAAAGCTCTTACAGAGAAGCAACAGTCTTTTTTGGATAACCTAATTGAAACGGGTGGTGATCCGAAGAAAGCAGCCGAGCTTGCAGGATACTCAGGCAATTATCATCAAGTTATAAAATCATTAAGACAACAAGTGATCGAATTAGCCTCGGACGTACTCGCTCGTTCTGCCCCTGCTGCAGCTTTTAAGTTAGTTGATATCATGAATAGTGATCATCCTATACCACAGGTCAGCAATAAGCTGACTGCTGCCCAAACAATATTGGACAGGGTTGGAGTTTCTAAAAGTGATAAGTTGGATGTAACTCATTCTACTGGTGGTGGTATTTTTATACTGCCTGAGAAAGAAGTAATAAATATACAGGCTGAAGAAGTTGAGTATATAGATGAGGAAGAATAATGGCACATGAAAATAGAAGAGCAGCTTTAATTAAAAAGCATAGTCTTAAAGGAGTTAATAAGCCTAAGAGAACTCCTAGTCATAAGACTAAATCACATATGGTTTTAGCTCAAGAAGGACACACTTTAAAACTTATACGCTTTGGACAGCAAGGTAAAACTGGGGATAAAACTAATACAGCAAGGTCTAGGTCTTTTAAAGCTAGACACGCAAAGAATATAGCCAAAGGTAAGATGAGTGCAGCTTACTGGGCTAATAAGGAGAAATGGTAAAATGTCATTATATGAAAACATAAACAAAAGAAAGAAAGAAGGAACTAGTCGTTCTAAAAAGAAATCTACTATATCTGATAAAGCTTATGCAAACATGAAAGCAGGTTTCCCTAAGAAAAGAAAAAAGTATAGTAAGGGCGGTGGAGCAATGAAAAACGCTAAGCCTAATTAGTATGAAAGGAAAACAAGTAGGAAGTAACGAGAAGCCTGTTATGTTTAGAAAGACAATAGCAGGTAAAGGCTCTAGAGCAAGACCCGGAGTATACAGTAAAGAGTATAGGGATAACTTCGATAAGATTTTTACTAAAGATAAACAAGATAAGTAAGTAATGGGTGTAGAACAAATATTATTAATAATTGTATTACTTGTTACTATTTGGGGTTTATCCTAATGGCGTACTCACAGAAAGTACTAGACAGGTTTCACAGTGTCTTAGATGATCCAACGAAACATTCAGTAGGTCGCTTTGACCCCAGTGATCCTAACGTAGCTACAGGCATGACAGGAGCACCGGCTTGTGGAGATGTAATGCGTTTGCAATTAAAACTAGATGGAGACACCATAAAGGATGTTAAGTTCAAGACTTATGGTTGTGGAAGTGCTATAGCCTCTTCAACTATGTTTGTAGATATGCTTAAAGGTAAGACTGTAGCACAAGCCAAACTAATTAAAGATAAAGATATTGCAGAAGCTTTAGAGCTACCTCCAATAAAGTTACACTGTTCTGTTCTAGCAGAAGAAAGTATTTGTAAAGCCATAGAAGATTGGGAAAGTAAAAAATGAAAGAAGGATACATAAAAAGAAAGACATCTACTATACCTTTTGGTTATAAGGAAGATGAGGACACTAAAGGATACTTAGAACCTATACCGGATCAAATAGAAGCTCTTAAAGTCGCAGAAGATTTAGTGGCAGGAGAGTCTATAAGCTTACGTGATGCTTGTGATTGGATAGAATTTAAAACTCAACGTAGTATTACAGCAGCAGGATTAAAGAAACACATAGATAAGAAATATGGAAAACGAGAACAACGAATTGAAAGATTGGGAGCAGAACCCACATCTTTACTTGACAGATTCTGAGGGAAACTTTATACTAAAGAATGATGGTACACCTCGTAAGAAAGGAGGTAGACCTGTTGGAAGTAAAGCAAAATATAATTATTCTAATGACCAAAAAACAAAAATTGCAACACGAAGATCACTCAGGTCTAAACAAAACGCAATTAAAAAAATTGAAAAGAAACTTAACTCAAAGAGACAAGCCCTTAAACAAACGACTAACATACTCAACAAATTTGAAGATGAATCGTCAAAGCCGACAAAATCGGGGAAGGTAGTTACAACAGACGAACTTTCGTTAATCCCTAAAGCAATTCAAGCTGAAATAAATGCAGGCTCACATGTAGTCTTTCATGCGAATGAAGGACCACAGACTGAGTTCTTAGCAGCAGACGAGAAAGATGTATTGTATGGTGGTGCTGCCGGTGGTGGTAAATCTTACGCGATGCTTGTGGACCCACTAAGATACGCACATCGCAAAGCACACAGAGCCTTAATACTTAGAAGGTCTATGCCAGAACTACGAGAACTTATAGATAAGTCTCGTGAACTTTATCCACAGGCATTTCCCGGCTGTAAGTTTCGTGAGGTTGAAAAGGTTTGGAACTTCCCGTCAGGGGCTAAGATAGAATTTGGATTCCTAGAAAGAGATGCAGATGTTTATAGGTATCAGGGGCAAGCATACAGTTGGATAGGCTTTGACGAGATAACACATTTACCCACAGAATTTGGTTGGAACTATCTAGCCTCAAGACTTAGAACAACTGATCCAGAAATTAAAACTTACCTTAGATGTACTGCTAACCCCGGAGGTATTGGTGCTGCTTGGGTAAAGAAAAGATACGTAGACTCTAATGAAGAGAACCAATCTTTTATAGGACAAGATGGTTTAACTAGAAAGTTTATTCCTGCTAGATTAATGGACAACCCTTATTTAGCAAATGATGGCATCTATGAAAAGATGTTAATGTCATTACCGCCTGTACAACGTAAACAATTACTAGAAGGAAACTGGGATGTAAACGAAGGAGCTGCCTTTGTAGAGTTTGATGTAGATGTACATATTGTAAGCCCTTTTCACATTCCTTTAACGTGGGAACGAATCAAAGGTATTGACTATGGATACGCTTCAGAGAGTGCTTGTGTATGGGGAGCAGTTGATAGAGCAGACGGCACTTTAATAATTTATCGAGAATTATACAAAAAAGGCTTGACAGGTGAGGATTTAGGACGTATAATAACAGATATGGAAATGCAAGACCCTTTTTCCGTATCGGGTGTATTAGATACATCTGCTTGGTCACGAACAGGAACAACTGGACCAACTGTAGGGGAAACGCTCGTTAAACAAGGACACAAACTTAGACGAGCAGACAAGAATAGAATACAAGGTAAAATTCAGATTCACGAATATTTAAAAGTACAATCAAGTGGTAGACCTAAGTTACAGATATTTAATACATGTCCAAACTTAATTAAAGAACTACAAAACATACCATTAGATACTCGTAACCCTGAAGACGTAGACACACACGCTGCGGATCATGCTTATGATGCGTTGCGTTATCTTATTATGAGTAGACCGAGAATAAATAATCCAATGGATAATATTCGACAGTATCATAGAGAGTCTGTGTATAGACCGGTAGATGATACATTTGGTTATTAGTATAATCATAAATAGATATAAAGGAAAAAATTATGAATCAAAATGCAAGAAGAGTTATTAGAGTAACACCAACCATTACAGGAGTTACTTATGGTAACAATGATATATTATTTGATACAACAGAAATACCATTAGCTGTCGGGAAGTCCGGAGAGTGTTCTAAACTTGTATCGGCTATGATTATATCTAAATCTAATTCTGTATTTGATGCAGAAATATTCTTTTGTCAAGTAAACCAATCTATGGGTACTGTAAACGCTGCAAGAAACGTATCAGATGCTGATTTTGCAACAGCAAAAGTAATGGGAACTTTAACACTTGATGGTTCTGCTGACGACTACAATTATGGTGGTGGTAGAATTTTTAGGTTTGATAGAAACCAAGAAGGCTTTGCTGAGACTGCCGGAGATGATGTAGCTAAATCAAGATTCCCTATTTTATTACAAGCAGCGTCAGGAACTACAAGCGTATTTTGTTTTGCATTTCTTGCAGGAACAGACGTAACACCTGATTTTTCAGTGGGCGATTTAGAATTAGTACTTGGTGTTGAGTATTAATAAGTATGGAAGAAAATAAAAATACATTTTTAAATGCTGACAACATCTACGAAGAAGTAGAAGGTGAGTCTGGTAAAAGTTTAAATTTAGAAGAAGACCAGAAATTAAACTTAGCAGGTTTAATAGTTGATAGATTTCACGTTGCGGAAGATTCTAGGCAAATACATGAACAGCGTTGGTTGACTGCTTATCAAAACTACAGAGGTTTGTACGGTAAGAATATTAGATTTAGAGAATCTGAAAAGTCAAGAGTATTTGTAAAAGTTACAAAGACTAAAGTACTTGCAGCCTTTGGACAACTTATAGATGTTATATTTGGAACAGGTAAGTTTCCTATTGGTATCCGAGAAACTAAGATGCCAGAAGGTGAAGTATCTCAAGCTCATTTAGATTCTCAAAACCCATCTCCCGGAATTGAAACAACACCTGCTGAACCAGTTGAAATTAACGAAGAAGAAGAAAATCCTTTTGATGTAGGATATGAAGGAGATGGTAAAGTTTTAAAACCCGGAGCAACTTTTGGTGACGGTAAATTTAAAGAAAGATTTTTAGAAGAAGTAGCTAAGTTAGAAGGAAATTATACAGAAGGCTTTAGCCCAATACCACAAGACTTAGAAATTAGTCCTGCTCAAGCAGCAGCAAGACGAATGGAAAAATTAATCCACGATCAAATAGAAGAATCAAATGGTTCGTCTGAGTTAAGAAGTGCATTATTTGAATCAGCTATGATGGGCACAGGAATTATTAAAGGTCCGTTTAATTTTAACAAAACTTTAAACAAGTGGGATGAAGATGAAGAAGGAAATAGAGTATACAATCCTTTAGAAGTTAGAGTACCAAGAATAGAATTTGTAAGTCTTTGGGATTTCTTTCCTGATCCAAATGCTACGTCAATGGAAGAATGTGAATACATAGTTCATAGACACAAATTAAATCGTAGTCAATTCAGAGCACTTAGTAAACTTCCTTACTTCGATAAAGATGCAATTAGACAATGTTTAGCAATGGGCGGTAATTACGAAAAGCGTAGTTACGAAGATCAAATTAGGGAAGAAGAACGAGATCAAGAAACTCCTGCACAATACGAAGTACTAGAATATTGGGGAACAATGGATGCAGAATATCTGCGCGAAGTTGGAGTTGAACTTAACGAAACTATTGACGACTTAGATGAATTACAAGTTAATGCTTGGGTAAGTAATAATAAAATACTTCGAGTAGTAGTAAATCCATTTACTCCTTATAGAATCCCGTACAATGCTTTTCCTTATGAAAAGAATCCTTACAGTTTTTTTGGAGTTGGTGTAGCTGAGAACATGGATGATTCTCAACAAATTATGAATGGACACGCTAGAATGGCTATAGATAATCTTGCTCTTTCTGGCTCATTAGTTTTTGATGTAGATGAGTCTGCATTAGTAGGTGGACAAAGTTTTGAAATGTATCCCGGAAAAGTATTTCGTAGACAATCAGGAATGCCCGGACAGGCTATACATGGTGTAAAGTTTCCGAACACATCGACAGAAAATATGATGATGTTCGACAAGTTTAGACAGCTTGCTGATGAGCAGACAGGCATACCAAGTTACTCGCATGGTCAAACAGGAGTACAAAGTATGACTAGAACTGCATCAGGAATGTCTATGTTGTTAGGTGCAGCAAGTCTTAACATTAAAACAGTTGTTAAGAACTTAGATGATTTCCTTCTTAAACCTCTTGGAGAAGCATACTTCCAATGGAATATGCAATTCTTAGAAAATAAGTTAGGAGTCGTAGGTGATTTAGAAGTTAGTGCTTCTGGAACCAATAGTTTAATGCAGAAAGAAGTACGAAGTCAAAGACTGACTACCTTCTTACAAACTGTACAAAATCCTGCTATTGCTCCGTTTGTGAAGATGTCTAAATTGATTAGTGAACTTGCCTACAGTCTTGATCTTGATCCTGATGAAATACTCAATGATCCTGAAGAGGCTGCAATAATGGCACAAATAATAGGAATGCAAAATGCTCAACAAACAGCAGGCGAGGAGCCTAGTACCCCTAGTGAAGGGGAAGGATTGGGAGGTGTTGGTGGAGTACCTCAACAGCCTCAAGACCTTGGAGTTACAGGTACTGGCGGTGGCAACATCGGAATTGGAAATGTTCCGCAGTCAGGGGAAGATCAATTCTCTGGAACGCCTCGTGCAGTTGGGGAATGAAGTAAACGAAGCTTTAAATAGGAAAGAAGAATAATGGCACAAACTCCCTCAGAAAAAAGAGAAGACAGAAGAACAGATGTTTTAAAATCTGTTAAAAGAAGAAGAGAGCTTATGGAATTAGGAATGCCCGATGATGAAGCTAAAAAAAGTTTAACTAATATTATTAATAGAGCAGGTCCTATAGGTTTTGATAAAACTGATATTATGAATATGGATAAACAAATTGTCCAAAACCTTCAAGACGTTAGAAGAGAAAAAGCTTTAAATGAAAATCCTTTACTAGAAAAAAGACAAGTAAGAGCAGAGGGTGGTGAAACACATATAATGCCAGACGGAACCGAAATGGCAGGTGCTACTCACGGAGAGTATGAAGAACAAATGGAATCTTTAATGGATAAAGAAACCCCCATGCTTCCCGATGAAGAAATGGAAGAAGACTATGTAGACTATGTAATAGAAGAAATATTACCTAGTGAAGATAGAAATTATTTAATAAGTGCTCTTGAAAAAGATGATAAACTAAGTATTATTTTTGATAAAGTCGTAGAGAGTGCACATGAATTTTCAGGTTCCGGTCCTATTGAAGGTCTAGGAACTGAGAAATCCGATTCGATACCTGCAAGGTTATCGGATGGAGAATTTGTCTTTACTGCAAAAGCAACTGAAGAAATCGGATCAGACAATTTAATGTCTATGATGAAAGATGCAGAAGCCGGAGCAGATGAAAGACAAGAACTTAATCTAGGTGGAAAACCTATAAGCGAAGAAGAGATGGCAGTGGACCAATATGGAAAGCCTATCGATTCTAATATTGTAGACGATGAGATACGTAAAGGTATGTTATCTACAAACCCTAGATTAAAATAGAGATAAAGCGACCCTATAATTTTTATAGGCACTATATCACATATAACAACCGAAAGGCGACCTTTACAAGACAAGCCCTACTGTGCACAACGTAGCGACCTTGTTAAACGAAGCCCTGATTAGGAGGTAAGAAAATGACTGAAGAAGTTATAACCGAGAACCAAGAACCAAAAGCCAACCCTTATAATGCAAAAAAAGATTGGCATAATGTAGAAGATAAACCTTTTGTATCGTCAAATAGTTTATTTTTTGATACTAATGCTACAACTGAACATGACGAAAGTGATGCCATTGAAGCAGAAAAACAAGAAATAGAAGCAGTTAAGGATAAACCTTACAAGCAACCCAACTATAAAAAACGATACGATGATTTAAAAACGCACTACGATTCGAGACTGAATGAGTTTAAAGCTAGAGAACAAGAACTTTTAGACGAAGCTGTTAAAAACAGACCAGACTATATAGCTCCAAAATCTCCAGAAGAACTAGAACAGTTTAAAAACGAGTATCCAGATGTAATGGCAGTTGTTGAAACTGTTGCTCATCTAGAAAGCGAATCAAAGACAAGAGTTCTAGAAGAGAGACTTAGTGCTCTGCAAGATAGAGAAAATGAACTTGTTCGCAAAGATGCTGAAACGAATCTTCGAGAAAAACATCCTGATTTTGATGAAATTAGAAACAGTGATGACTTTCAAGAGTGGGCTAATTTGCAACCGGAGTCTATTAAAGATTGGATTTTTAATAACCCCGATGATGCAACCTTAGCAAGTAGAGCTTTAGATTTATTTAAAAAGGATATCGGCTTAGAGGTTCCTCAAAGTATACAACCTAAGTCAAATTCTAAACAGACTCAACAATCTGCTGCTGATATGATTTCTACTAAAACAACTAGTGTAAATCCAAATCAACAAAGAGTGTGGTCTGAAAGAGAGATTTCTGCAATGAGCGTAGCTGAGTTTGATAAATACGAAAGTGAAATCAGCGATGCAATGCAAGAAGGCAGAATCATAAAATAAACTATAATTAACTTAAAGGAGAATATCCCATGGCTCAATTTTTTGAACCCTCAACGGATACTAATGCTAACTTTGCAAACTCCGTAGCAGGACAAACTAATAGTTTCTTTTTACCTTCGGTTTACTCTAAAAAGGTTTTAAACTTTTTTAGAAAATCTTCGGTAATAGAATCTATTACAAACACCGATTATTCTGGTGAAATATCTGCTTTCGGAGACTCAGTAAAGATTATCAAAGAACCCGTTATTTCTGTGGAAGCGTATACTAGAAATACTGATACGACTGAAACTAGACTAACAGATGCTGAAACATCTTTAGTAGTTGATAGTGCCAATGCGTTTAAATTCATCGTAGATGATATTGAAACAAATATGTCACATGTCAACTTTAAAGAAGTTGCTTCAAGTTCTGCTGCATACGCATTGAAAGATGCTTACGATGCTGCTGTACTTGTAACTATGTTTGCAGGTCTATCTGCCTCATCACCTAACCACGTGT